TCCTCCACCTCCACGATGCTGTAAAACCAGATCTTCAGCGAGTTGTTGTATTCCTTGACCAGCCGACCCTCGGCGCGCAGGTCGGTGAACGCGCGGTCCACCGTCTTTTCACCGATCTTCAGTGACCGTGCGATGCCGCCGCGTGTGTCGCGCCCGTTGGCCAGGTGCTTCACGACAGCCGCGATGATTTCCAATGATGCCTGGCGCGGGTAGTTTTCCCCGTCCGCCGGCGTCTTGCGCAGGAAATTCGGAATGCCGGCCATCCACAGAATCCGCAGGCGGTCTTGGTCCCATTCGACGAACTTGTTGGGTAGGTGGTGTGTCACAGCCCCGCCCCCATCCCAATCATCAGCATCAGGTACAGGCCGCCGAACAGGCAGGCCACGCCGATCATGTCCCGGATCATTGTGCTTTCTCCGCGATGTAAATGGCCTGACGGATTTTGCCCTGCGTTGCCACGTCATCGGCCGACAGTCGCGAGCGGTTTTCGATCTCGTTGTTCATCATGCGCAAGGCGTCCGGGCCCATAGCGGCCAGCTTGGCCACCGATGCTTTCCACGCGATCATGGAGCGCTCGACGTTGACCTTGTTGCGGGCTTCTTCCCAAGCCCACTTCAGCGCGCGGCGGATCACCTTGGAGCCTTGGCCGATGCGCTTGACGTGGGCCCAAGCTGTCATCATGACCCAAGCCCGGTTGGGGGTCAGGTCGCCGTTCTTGGTGGTGGTGTATGGGGTCATGGTCTGGTTCCTCTCGTTTTTCTTATCCTCAACATACACCCAATCAAGAAACACGCAACAGGAAAAATCGCTATTGACGAAGAAAAGCATATTCGGTATTGATCAGGCATCGGAAATATAGAGGATAATCAGATGCAGGCTCAAGACCTGATCAAATCATGGGCGAAGGAGGGTGGCCGCAAGTTTAGTTGGCTGGCCGCCCAGGTTCCCGTGGAAGCAAACACCGTGTCCGGCTGGGTAAGCGGACGCAACGTACCGAACGCCGTGTGCCGCAACCGTCTGGCTGAAATCACGGGCATCGAGGAATTGCGCGATGCTATTATGTGGGGGAAAACCGATGCTAAGGTCTGAAATCCTCGACACGGCCAAGCAGTACGTCAACGTTGATCGGGCGGCGACACATGGTGATGCTGAACGGAATTTCGGCGTGATCGCGTCCTACTGGTCGGCGCACCTCGACGTGGCCATCAGCACGGCCGACGTCGCCATCATGATGACGCTGATGAAGCTGGCCCGCATCAAGGCCAACCCGGCGCACGTCGATTCGTGGGTGGACGGTTGCGGTTATCTGGCCTGCGGCGGCGAGATCGCGACGGAGGTGGTGGAATGATCAAAAAGAACGCCAAGCCAGACAGCATCGCGGAGATGCTCAATAACCTCGACGCTGCCGACTCGCTGGTCTGCGCTGCACTGCGCAGGAACGGCCTGACAAAGTCGGGCGACACCTTCGGCCGCCATGCGCTGCACAGCCTGCGCCGGTTTATCGAGATGCTCGAAGAGGAAGCCAACGAAAAGTTCAGCGGGCAGGACTGGCCCGGGGCTGGCTACCAATGACCCTCGGACAACTCGCTGACATCGTAAACGGCCTGATCAAAATCCACGGCGAAACGATCGATGTACGCTTTCTGTACCAGTTCGCCAGCGGCCGCACGAAAGCCGACACGGTGACCAATTACGAAGTGAGGACGCCGAAAAGCGAAATACTGAAGGGCGCCGTCACCTTCCGCATCGGCTACGCAAGAGGAAACGAAGAATGATCTTGCGCGGACAAATCAGACATTTGCGAACGGCGTGAAGTAAGCATCTTGAACTCCCGGCCGCATGTTTGCAAATAGCCGGGAGTTTTACTTATCGCACAGTCTGTTTGAGATATTTCGTTTTGCAATTACAAGCGTTTGCCCATCACGCTTCACAAGCTGAACATCGTCAGGCGTCAACCTAAACCGCTTGATGTATGTCTTCGCGTCATCAACAGCCTCCTCGCTATCATCACTGGCAAACAAGACAGGGCCTTTTATCTTCATGCCTGAGCCACGAGCCAAGCGTGGAAAGCCTGCCATGCCGCATCACATCCCAGCGCCACACAGGCAAACGATCCTGCCGCCGCCGCAGCCTCAAGATACTCGCGCTGCCCGTCCTGCCAGCGTCCTTGCGTTGGATCTCTGCGTTTCAATTCGCAAACAAACGTCACCCGGCCGGGGATGATGATGTCGGCCGCACCAAGCGTCATGCCTTCGGCCTTGTGCTTTGCAATGGCGGCAATCTGCCCGCCAGATCGCAAGCCTTCGTTCCGTGGGTGGATGGCCAGCGCGCCCCAGGTCTCCCCGTATTCGCGCCGCAGACGGCCAAAGAACGTGACCTGCTCCTGAGATTCTGTGGCGCACTTTCCTCGATACTCTATGTCGCCAAACGTCACCACGCCACGCTGTGCAATTTCTTGAAAGTCACTCAGCCGCATGTTGTTCCACCTCGTCAAATGGGTTCCATTCTGGTTCTGGCTTAGCATCCGGCTCCTTATCTGCCGGTCTGTTGTACGCCTTGATGTCGAAAAACCCCGTCTCCGCGTTCTTGGCATAAGTGACGGTTGATGGCGCGACCTCGCCATTGCGCGTCACGGCCTCAAACGCTTGCCATGCCACTTGCCCGCGAACATGCGGCGCGTCCGGCAAGAACCACGTTGCAAACTGCCGATAAGGCGTGACCCATTCCACGCGCAATGTGCGGTTCCCAGACCTGCTAACGCCAGGCGCGCAAGACATGCTTAGAACCCTGTCGGTTTGAATGCGCGTGGGATCGCGTTTCAGCGCCTTGAAATCTGCAACCAGCTTATCATTTGGGTTCACAATCTCGCCCTTACAGGCGATGCAATACCTGGCTGCGATATCGTTTTCTGCGGCGCAATGCGGGCACTCCTTGTAGGTCCAACGATAGCTGCAGCGCTCGTATTCGCCGCGCTTGCCAGCCTGCACCAGCCCCATGCAGCGCCTACCGTAGTGGCCAGAGATTGGACCAAAGTCGGACATGACCTGACGCCCGTCTAGGTCAAGGATATACCCCGCATCGTCCTTGCCATAGGCCAGATATAGCGGGTTTGCTGTGAAGCTGTTTTCATAGGTGCAGGCTGGGCAAACACACTCCATGCCACCCTCACCGGCAGCCGCCTTGCCGGCCTTCACTACCGGCGCAAACAAATCTCCGTCCGGGCAATGATCATCAAGGTTTGTGGTGTAATCCAGCACCAAACAATCGGTCTTGCCAGTATGCAGGCGAAGGCCGCGCCCGATGATCTGCTGCAGCAGCCCAACGCTTTCGGTCTTGCGAAGGATGGCAATTAGATCGACGTGGCTAGCGTCAAAGCCGGTGGTCAGCACGGAAACGTTCACCAGATACTTGATCTGCTGCGCCTTGAACCGCCGCAAGATGCTGTCGCGCTCTGCCTTTGGCGTTTCTCCCGTGACGATCCCAGACAGTTCTGGCGGGAGACTGGCAATGATTTCGTGCGCGTGCTTCACCGTGGCGGCGAAGAACATCACGCCCCGTCGATCCTGCGCCTGCGCCACTACGTCGCCCACGATGGCCGCTGTCTTGCGCCCATGGCCGTGATAGGCGCGGTCCACCGCATCAGCGTCAAACTGGCCTCGGCTGTTCAGCGCCAGGCCAGAGGTGTCGTAACCCGTGGCGTTGATCTGGCCAATCACGGGTGGCGTCAGAAACCCCATGCCGATCAGCGCCCGCGCGTCTATTTTGTAGACGCACTTGGAAAAGTATGGATCGCGCGCCGTGTCTTCGCCATTGATTTTTCCACTGTCATGCTCTCGGAAGATCCACCCCGACCCCAAGCGGTAAGGCGTGGCCGTCAGACCGCAAACGCGCAGGTTCGGGTTCCCGTCCCTCATTGCGGCGATGATGCTGCGAACCGTTGGCGTGATGCCGTGCGCTTCGTCCAAGATCACCAAGGCATAGCCCTCTGGGCCCTCCTTTTGAAACCTACTGATCTTGTTTTTGACGGTCAGCGGCGACCCAAACACGACGGGATGGCGCAACTCCTTTGCGCCGGCCGATGCCGAAAACATGCTGGCCTTGTTGCCGGCTGCCAGAAACTTTTCTCGGTTCTGCACCACCAACTCAGCACTGGGCGCAAGGCACAGCACGCGCTTGCCTGTCATGCCGTGAATGACCGCCGCAATCTCTGCAATGATGTGAGACTTGCCCGCGCCTGTCGCGGCATCGATGACGAACGGCGCTGTGCTGCGTTTCATCCAGTCCAGCGCGGCCTGTGCGGCATCAGCCTGGTAGGGGCGAAGGGTCATCGCGGCGTCTCCCCATGCTCAAATCTGGCAGACCGCGCCGCTTCTATTTCATCATGACAATCCGCGTCATATTCCACATCGCCCGGATACACGAATAACCTTGGCTTTTCATCGTGCAAGCATGGCGGAAGATATTTCTTCTGAAAACAAACTTCATGCACTCTTCCTTCGAACCGTTCCGTAGGGTAAAAAAGAAGGTAACTTCTTCGTTCTGGAACCCCAACAGCAAGCAATAAATGCTTTCCTGTTTGCTTTGTTAAAGTTAGGAACTTTTCCTCATATTTACCAAGTTGATCGTCGTCTGGTTTAACCTCAACAAATGTTCCACCCTCAAGATCTGGAAGATAGAAATCTGGCAGATAATATCCTTCCTTCCCAAGGTCATAGCCCTCATGTTCATATTCCCATCGCAATGGGAATGCATCGAAGAACACTGCCCAACGGGCTTCGAGTCTGCTGCGGAAGCGATATCCTTTGTATCGCGTTTCAATCGCTTTAATGGTCATTTCACCACCCAATAGCTGGACGGCTTCCCGCGATACGGCTCCAAATCGGCATCAGGCATAAGCGCCTTGACAGCCTTTGCATAAGCAATAGCGCCAGCCTTTTCGATCTTGGTCAGCTTGCGCCCGGCAAACACCACGTTCCGATCCATGGCGATCACCGTCATATCAGAAAGCAATTCCTTCTTGCGCTCCTCGGCCCGATCAATGGCTTCGCACAATTCTTGATATTCAGTCATGATGCGGTGCGCGTTTGGCGTGTCGATGATCAGTCGCTTTGGCTCAAGATGAACGTCCGGCGTTTCACGATCGGCTAGGTACTCGGCGTAAAACTGGCGCAGGCGTGGCAGGTTTTGGTTCAGCCATTCCCAGTCCCATCTTACAGTTTCAAGTAAAGTTCCGCGCGGCGACCACTGATAGAAATCCCACAAAAGCTTGCCAGTAACCCACATTGAAAACTGGATTTGGTCATAATAGTGCGGCTGCTCCGCAAGCGTCTTGAACTCCGGAACCTCGTCTTTCCGCAGGCCAAACGGGCACTTAATCTCTAGACCCTTGTCATGGTTGATCACAAACCCGTCCGGGCTGCATCCGGCCCAGTCCTCGATGGCGATAAACCCCACGGTCTGCACCGCGTTGCCTGTCTCCATCGTGTATTCGGTCAGCGCCCCAGCCTCGTTGCGCGTGCCGTATTCGGTGGCGATGTTGCCCTCAAACTCCGTTGGCGCACCGACCCACTCCCGCACCATGCGGCGCATCACGTCATCGCGCGTGGCGTAAGGCGCATTACCAAGGATTGCACCGACGCTTGACGCTGTGATCCGGCCCTTGCGCGCCGCAAACCACTCGTCTGTCCTTTGTTCCATTTTCGGCTCCAATCTGTTAAAAGTTGTTGCCCAGCGCCGTGCCTCTGAATGCTCAGGGTAATCGGCTCCAACCTTCACGGCGCTGGGCGGCCCATTCATCAGAACGGGATCTCGTCATCCATCACCGGCGCGCGATACCCGCCACCAGCAGGCGCTGCGCCGAAGTCATCGCGCGGCCGTGCCGCCACGCCAGACCCGCCCGCAGGAAGCGGCTTGGCCTCAGCGATGTGGATTTCCTTCGATGATTTTGATGCTACCGCGGAAAGCCAGTTTCCGTGCATCATGCCGCCGTTGCGCGTGTCCGGCATCGACCAGATCATAATCGTGCAGACCATCGGCTTGTTTGTCAGCGCCATTACAAGATCGTCTGTGCTGGGAACGCCAGGCTTTGCGGTCAGCTTTCCGCCTGCATTGGCATCGATCGCGGCAAGCATCTTGCGGGCCTTGTCGCGCTTGTTCTTGGCGGCTGCCTCGTCCTTCGCGCCTGGGTCTGCGTCAGTGACCCACAGCTTGTGAAACACCTTGCGGTTCTTGTATTCATCAGGCGCAAGCACCGTCCAACGCGCCGAGATAAACTCCTCGCCAGACAGTTTGCGGTCCCACTTGATCTCATCGATCATGGCCAGAACCGACGATCCCGCCGGGATCGGATCAATGCTGCCCGAAGGCACTTCATATTCGGTGCCGGTGTTTGCGGCCGTATCGCCTGTGGAAAGATCCCAGAAACTCATGCTGCTTCTCCTTCATTTTTGGATTTTGTTTGTGCTGGCGCAATGCCACCGAGGGACGGGATAACGCGCGCCAGAGGGTTCTGGCCGAGGCGATATTCCAGCGGGTCTGTGATGCCGTAACGGTTCTTCGATACGTTCGCCGCCGTGGCGTGGACAACCATTTCAAGGTCGCCCGTGCTGATGGCCTTCTTGCGGTCCCCATCTTCGCCCTTGGTATAAGTCACCAAGCGCAGGAACCCAACGACATCAACGTCATCGGTGTAAGGCGGCTGCGATTTCGTTGGGAGGCGCAGCGTCCAGCGCATGTAGTCGTCAACGTCTGGCAGCTTCAGCGTCTCGACATCCGCGTGCGCCACGAAAACGACATGCATTCCGCGCTTTTCGTTTGCCAGCCCAGCGCCCTTGCGAACACGCTGATGCATCGCTGACACCGCAGCGGTGCCTGCGCCATACCCGCCAAGCGCTTGGTTGATGCTCTTGGCTTTCGGGTCTTGGGCCAGGACATCCGCCACGAACAGCCGCTCAAGTGCTGTCACGCTGTCGATCACCAAGGTCTGGTAATCGTGCGGCTCATGGATGATTGCCGTGATCTGATCCCACAGGTCGCCTGCCTTCTGCAGCAGCGGGAAAGCATCCGGGCGCTTATCCTCGGGAATGGCCTGCATGCCATCTTCGGCGCGGATGAAGATCGGCTTTGGAAACGCCGCAGCAAGGCTCGTTTTGCCTCGTCCAGCGTCACCGCAAATAGTAATTATCACAGGCCGATCTACCGGCTTGCGAGCTGACTCCATGATAGACATGGATCGTTCCTTTCGTGTTTGGCACCTTGTGCCTCGCGTGGCGGGTCACGCTCCATATCCCGCTTGTTGACATTGCATGTTGCGTCATGGCATGTCAATAGGGCAAGATGCACAAATATGGAGGAAACGACATGCTGACATTGGACGACATAAAGCGCCTTCTGGCCGACCGCAGACTAGATATTGTGTCGAGCGCCACCGGCGTTCACCGCAATACTCTGGCCGCGATCCGTGACGGCAAGAACGACAATCCTACGCTGCGAACGCTGCAGGGCCTGTCCGATTATTTCACCGGCGCAGGCGCACAGTGATGGACTGGGATTTTCCGGCGCCAACGCCCGCTGCTGCGCCCGCTGCTGCGCCGCCGATCGCCGAGAGGCTTGAGCAAGTCGCGCTGCCGCGCGTGCCTGATTTCATCGTGGAGCAGTGCTTGATCCACCTCGGCGCATTTGCAAAGCAAGACTCAGAGGCCGTGGCGTGGGCCTGCTATGACTGGCTGCAAATCAATCAGGCTGGCATGCCCGTCTTGCCGCTGATAGATGGCGCAGCCCGCGAGGAAGCCCGCTTCTGGGCCGAAACAGCGCACCCCGGCGAGTTGGAGTGCTACGCCCTGGCTGCCATGGATCGGCTTGGCGGCATGGGCGGGTTTGGCGGCGGCGGCTATGCGTTGTTTGCCTCCAGGCAAATCAAACGATTGGCTGGGGCGTTGTTCAAGCGCATGTCGCCCGGAGAGCAAGCGGCGTTCGCAAAGTGGATAGGGGATCAATTAAATGAGCGCGGATGATTTCGGCGATTTCGAAGCAGGATATAACGGCGCAAAGTTTGGAGCGCAGCCCGCGCAGACATATTCTGACGACTTCAGCGCCGAGGATTTCTCGCCGCCCGCCCCAGAGGTGCCAGAGAATAACGACCGCTTTCCGTCGCCATTCCCGCTTGACGGCGTGGATCTTCTGACCCCGCCGGGCTTTGTCGGTGACGTGGCCGCCTGGATCGACAGCCAGTGCCGCTACCCGCGCCGCCGCTTGGCCGTGGCCTCTGCCATCGCAACCATCGGCAACATCGGTGGACTGCGCCACGAGGACGCCCGCGACGGCGTGACAACCAATCTCCTCGCATTCTGCGTGGCCGCGTCTGCCACGGGCAAGGAAGCCGTCATGCAGGCCACCACAGACCTGCACATCGCCGCGGGCGTGCATTATGCGCTGCAGGGCGGCATCAAGTCCGAGCAGGAAATCATGCGGAACCTGATCGAGCATCAGGCGGCATATTACATCATCGACGAGATCGGCATCTTCCTTGTCAAGGTCCGCAACGCCCAGCGCCGTGGCGGCGCGGCATACCTTGAGAGCGTGTTCGGCGCGATCATGTCGGGTTATTCCAAAGCCAACAGCCGCCTAATTCTGAACGGCGACACCAAGCGCGAACTGCGAAAGCTGTATGGAGCAATCGCCGCGAAGGCCGAGGACGATGGCCGCGAAGATCAGGCCGCACGGGGCCAGCGGATGCTGCGAATGGTAGACGAGGGCCTGGACCGCCCGTTCCTGTCGGTGGTCGGCTTCACCACGCCAGGAACCTTTGACCAGATCATGGACGGCGAAACCGCAACCCAGGGCTTCGTGGGGCGTGCTATCATCGTGTCAGAGACAGACAACAACCCCGAAGAACGTGACGCCTTCCGCAAGCGCCCTATGCCTGAAGGCTTGGCCATGAAGCTGGCGCAGATTTTTCACGGTGGCGACTTTGACGTGATGAACAGCGGCGGCCGGATCGAATATGCCGGAGAGCGCGAACTGGTCAGGACCGACGATGACGCCAGCGACATGCTGCGAAAGATCAGCAAGTGGCTGCATTCATACGCCGAGGAAATGGCAGAAAACACCGGCGAGGCGTCCGTCGCGATGATCCGCCGGTCCTATGAGATCGTCGCAAAGATCAGCTTCATCCTCGCCATACCGGGGTGCCTCAGAACCGCCGATCATGTTCGGTGGGCCTTCGCCTATGTCCGCGCCGAACTGGACGCCAAGATCAAGCTGGTCTTTGCCAACGACAACAGCAAGGAGCGTCCCGAGGAAGCCATCGCCGCTCGCGTCATTAACTACATCGACCCAGAGAAGGGTGCATCAACGAGCGTGCTGGCGAACCGCATGAAGATCAAGCCGCCCGTCCTTGAGCCGATCCTGGCGAAGATGGAAGCGCACGGGATGATCCGAAAGGAACGCGCAAAGAAGGCTTGGAAGGGCAAGGTGGCAGACATTTGGTTCATTGCGTGAGTTGGTGGGCCAGGATGGGCAAGGGGCGCGCCTACGGGCGCGTTTTTTGTTGGATGGCGGCGAAGTTAAATGTTACACGTCAAAGGTATCGGGCTGGATATCTTGCAAGTTTTTGATATCGCTACGAAAAACGGCCATCTTGCATGGTAGCGACCGCTTCCCTTAGGTACATATATTATCACCACCAGATAGGACCCTATAGGGGGTATTGGGGTACTCTGTGGTAAGTATATAGTACAGATATCTGTGTAACTTAGCCATTTTTCAAAAGGAAACCAATGACTTACAAGTTATCGCGTTCCGATACCTTCGCGTGTAAACTCTACCTTCGCAGGACATTCGCAGGCCACATGTCTGAACGCTTGCTTGGCCGCCTTCGCCGCGCTATTCTCTCAGCACTCTCTCTGGACGGTCATGCAACTTGGCCCGGCGGTTCCTCCCCTGCCGGGTCATTTTTTTGGTGGGTGGGTTCGTTGCGCCAGACGCCGCCGCGTGCTAAGATGCAGGCTCAATCCACCGGCCGATGGCCGAGATGAGGAAAGCACTATGCCGGCTGGAAGACCTAGCAAGTACAATCCAGCCATGTGCGATACCGTGATCCAGTGCGGGCGCGATGGCATGGGAAAGGCAGAAATGGCCGCAGAACTTGGCATCGCCTACTCCAACTTTGACAGATGGCAGCACGAACATCCTGAATTTCAGGACGCCGTAAAGGAAGCCGTCCGGCAGTCTCAAGCGTGGTGGGAAAAGATGGGCCGCGTATCGACGTTCGGCGGAACCGAAGGCTTCAACGCCACAAGCTACATTTTCCAGATGAAGAACCGTTTCCGCGCCGAGTGGAACGACACGATCAAGAGTGACCACACATCGTCCGACGGCAGCATGACGCCGCAGGTGGTCGAGCGGATCATCATCCAAGCCAAAGACGCGGATGGCTAAGAACAGGCTCAGGATCCCGACGGCGGCGTGCTTTGAGCCACTGTTGGCGCCCGCCCGATACAAGGGCTGCTGGGGCGGCCGCGGTTCAGGCAAGTCCCGTTTCTTCGCCGGATTGCTGGTCGAGGAGCACTTGCGCTTCCCTGGTCATCGCAGCGTGTGCATCCGCGAAGTGCAGAAGTCCCTGAAGCAGTCGGCCAAGAAGCTGATCGAGGACACGATCCAGACCTACAACCTCGGCGAGGCGCAGGGCTTCAAGGTGTTTCGCGAGGTCATCGAGACGCCGGGCGACGGGCTGATCATCTTCCAGGGGATGCAGGATCACACGGCCGACAGCGTGAAGTCCCTGGAGGGCTTCGATCGGGCCTGGGTCGAGGAAGCCCAATCTCTGTCCGACCGTTCGCTGTCGCTCCTGCGGCCCACGATCCGCGCCGAGAAGTCCGAACTTTGGTTTAGCTGGAACCCGTCCCGGCCGACCGATCCGATCGATCAGCTTCTGCGCGGGCCCATCCTGCCGTCTGGGGCCGCTGTCGTGCGCGCCAACTGGTCTGACAACCCGTGGTTCCCCGACGTTCTGGAGGGAGAGCGCAAGGATTGCCTAGGAAACCAGCCGGAGCGGTACGGGCACATTTGGGAGGGCGAGTACGCAACAGTCCTCGAGGGCGCATATTACGCCAAGCATCTGACCGAGGCCCAGCTTGAACGGCGCATCGGTTTCGTGGCGCGCGATCCGCTGATGAAGGTCTACGCATTCTGGGACATCGGCGGCACGTCATCCAAGTCGGACGCGACCGCAATCTGGGTGGCGCAGTTCGTCGGCTCCGAGGTGCGCGTGCTGAACTACTACGAGGCCGTGGGGCAGCCCTTCGAGGCGCATGTCAACTGGCTGCGGTCTGAGGGCTACGAGGAAGCGGTCAGCGTCCTGCCGCACGACGGGCGCAAGCACGATCAGGTTTACGCCGTGACGCCCATGTCATACCTGCAAGAAGTGGGCTTCGTGGTTGAACTGGTGCGGAACCAGGGCGCGGGCGCGGCATTGCAGCGGATCGATGCGACCCGCAGGCTGTTCCCCTCGATCAGGTTCAACGAGGTCACGACCAAGGGCGGCCGCGATGCGCTGGGCTGGTATCACGAAAAGCGTGACGAGGCCCGCGGCATCGGGCTCGGGCCGGAGCACGATTTTGCGTCGCACGCGGCCGACGCGTTTGGCATGATGGCGGTCTACAAGGCGACCACGATGGCGTCGCAAGACACTTGGGACAAGCCCCTGCGCAGAAACTTGAAGGGCGTGCTATAATTGTGCTAGGGTAGCGGCAACGAAGGGGCGAGCACATGGCAGATCAATTTGACTTGAAGTCATTGCTGGATGCTTTGATCTACGCTGAGAGCAATAATGACCCCATGGCTGTATCCGACGTTGGCGCCGCTGGCCTGACGCAAATGATGCCAGACACCGCGATAAAGCCGCGCGATGACGTGCGGAACGTCTTCGACCGCGCGCAAGAGCGTGGCTATGACTTTCCTGACCGCACGCCAGCCACGGCGCAAGGGTTGCTGTTCGATCCCGATATCAGCTACCTGATGGGCGACGATTATCTGCGCGCCATGATCGACCTGACGGGCGGAGACATGGATCGCGCGCTGGCGGCTTACAACTGGGGCCCGACGAACGCGCTGCAGTGGAACGGTCAGTTCGATAGCCTGCCGGTGCAGTCGCAGGATTACATCCCGAAAATCCGTGCGAGATACGAGGATTTAACGGGTTCTCCGCTTCCGACCACCGGAACCTACGGCACGCAGCGCGTGACATCGCCTAGACCCATGCCACGCCCGATGGGGCTTTTGGAAATGACACAATGAAAAAGCCAACCAAAGCCGACGCCAAAATCACCCAAACCATGTCAGAGTTCAAAAAGGGCACGCTGCACGCCGGCATCGACCCGGCCGGCCCGAAGAAGGCACCTATCGTCAAGTCTCGCAAGCAGGCTGTCGCCATCGCGCTGAGCCAGGCAGGAAAGGCGAAGAAGAAATGAAGGAACTCGTCAAGGAAATCTATGACGGAACTCCGCGCATTGTCGGGCTCGCTGACAACGAGCGCAACACCAAGGCGACTATCCGCAACTGGAAGCTTGGCCCGTCTGTGCCTAGCGAAAAGCCGGGCGCGAACAAGGCGTATTGGGCTGACATGGCCGACATTTGGGGTATCGATGAGGCCGAAGCCCGCCGCCAGATGTGCGCCAATTGCGAATACTACAACAATACGCCGGAAATGATGAAAGCGATGGACCGCATCCCGTTCAACCAGTTTGACGAGGGTGCGGGCGGACGCGGATACTGCCACCGGTTTGAGTTCATCTGCCACAACCTGCGGTCCTGCATTGCGTGGGAACGCAAGGACTACGAGATGGAAGAAGATTGATGGCCAAGGGTCTGTACGCCAACATCGCTGCCAAGAAGGAGCGCATCAAAGCCGGATCCGGCGAAAAGATGCGCAAGCCCGGAGCCAAGGGTGCGCCCTCTGCGGCCGCGTTCAAGGCTTCGGCCCGCAATGAGGCGAAGAAGAAATGACCATCACCAACTTCGGCACGCTGAAGACGGCCATAGCGGACACGTTAAACAGACAGGACCTTACCTCGGTCATCCCGCAGTTCGTCTCGCTGGCCCAGGCGCAGTTCAACCGCAAGATCCGCTCGCACCGCCAGATCACGCGGGGCAGCCTGACGATCGATGCGCAGTTCGAAGCCCTGCCGACCGATTGGCTGGAAACGATCCGCATCACGATGGACGCCAACCCGATCCGGGTGCTGACGCAGATCAGTATGGACGACCTGACGCGGTACCGCACAGCCATCGACAACACGACCGACGCGCCAGTTTACTTCTCACACAACGGGACCGACATCGAGTTATTCCCGACGCCCAGCACGTCCTTCACGGGCGAAATTACCTATTACGCCAAGGTCACGGCGCTATCGGCGGACGCGGACACCAACTGGCTGCTCACCAATAACCCGGATGTTTATCTTTATGGGGCTTTAGTGCATACTGCGCCTTATCTGAAAGATGATGCGCGCATTGCTCTGTGGGCTGGACTGCTGGCCCAGGCGATGGACGAAATCGAAGATGAAACCGCCGCGGCCCGGTTCGGATCGCCCTTGCGGATGAGGATGCGTTAAAAATGGCCGACACAACAACGACGACGTACTCCCTGGTGAAGCCCGAAGTCGGCGCTTCTGCCGACACATGGGGCTCTAAAATCAATACCACGCTGGATAGCCTTGACGACCTGCTCGACGGCACGACCGCGATCAAGCCGAACCTGTCGGAAGGTTTGTGGAAGGTCGGCGGGACTGCGGTGACGGCTACGGCTGCCGAGTTGAACGTGCTGGACGGGGTGACAGCCAACGTCCGCCAGTTGAACAGTTCATCCGAAGACGTGAACTCCGAGAACCGGATCATCAACGGCGACATGAACATCTGGCAGCGAGCAACGAGCGGTACGGCAAACGGATATACTGCGGCAGATCGGTGGGGGAACTTTTTCGTTGGCGGAACGGTCACGCAGGCGAGACAATCGTTTTCCCTTGGGGACGCGCTCGGGGCCACGCAACCTACGTACTTCCTGCGGCAGACCGTGAGTGGGCAGACGCTCTCCACGCAGTACGCCCACACCATTCAGCGCATTGAAGGCGTCCGTTCCTATGCCGGCCAGACCATAACCGTCTTGGGCTGGGTTAAGGTAACGTCTGGCACCGCGAACATGGCGGTTGAGGGAGCGCAGGTTTTTGGTACGGGCGGATCCCCATCGGCAGACGTGACGGGCATATCTCCGACCACGGTGGCCCTCACAACCTCGTGGGTGCCGTTTGCTGTTGTAATGGCTATCCCATCCGTGTCGGGGAAGACGCTGGGCAGCGGCGGCAACGATTATCTTGCGTTCAACTTCTGGACTTCCGCAGGCTCCGACTTCAACGCCCGCACCAACTCCCTCGGCCTGCAAAACATCAGCATTGATCTGTGGGGCATCCATATCCGCGTCGGAACTTGGACAGCAGCGGACGCAGCCCTCTACCGGCCCCGCGATCCGGGGACCGAGTTGGCGCTGTGTCAGCGGTATTATCAAACTACGCGTGTCTTCGCTGGGTCTGTTGCCGCCGCGGCGGGGGCATCTATCGTCTCTACAGTGAACTTTGAAACGATGCGGGCCGCGCCATCCCCAGCACTGGGATCAATCTTTTTCAACGTCAACGCCACCGCGCAGGCATTTGACAGCGTTTCTGCAAATGCAGCGCGCGTTTTTACAAACTCTGTCGCGGCTGGACAGGTGTCGTGGGGCGCGACTTACGCGCTCGACGCAGAACTGTGATGATCATCATGACAACCACTTACGCGACGTCATAACAAATGGCTGAAGAACCTCGATTCGAGCGCATGGAAAAGCAAATCGACAAGCTTGGTGACAAGATTGACGATTTGACCAAAGTTGTCACCGTCATGGCCCGCATCGAGGAGCGCATGATCACATTATTCAAGCGCATGGAAACCTACGAGTTTCGGCACGACACGTTAGACGGCCGTCTAACAAGCGTCGAACAAAACACCACGCAACGTGGCGTGGTCGATCGGGTTCTGGAAAAGGGCTTCTGGCTGGTTTTGGGCGCCGGGATGGCGTTTCTCGTCAAGGTATTCGGAGAGTGATATGCGCCCGCTGAATGAAATCATCGTCCACTGCACCGCGACCAGGCCAGACTGGTGGTCAACACGCACGACGGGGCAGAAGGTGGCAGAGGTTAAGCGGTGGCATGTTCAGGACCGCGGGTGGTCCGACATCGGGTATCACTTCCTGATCGACCGTGACGGCACAGTTGTAGCCGGCAGGCCGCTGCAGACCGTTGGGGCGCACACGCAGGGGCACAACACCGGAACGATCGGCATCAGCCTGTTTGGCGGCCACGGGTCAGCTTCAACGGATGCGTTCTTCGAGCATTACACGCCGCCGCAGGACAAGGCGCTGCGGGATTTGATCGCGCACCTGAAAACCAACTATCCGACGATCACCAAGGTCAGCGGGCACAATGAGTATGCAAAAAAAGCATGCCCTGGGTTCAACGTGCCGAAGTGGTACGGGGTCCAGCCAACCAGCCCGTCGCGCATATCGCGCTTGGCTGCATTCCTTAAAGGAGAACCAAAATGACACATGAACAGTTCGGCGGCATTGTCCGCGCGCTGGTGGCCGCTGCAGGGGGCTACTTTGTCGGGCAGGGCCTCATTGACGCCCAGACCATGATGACCATCGGCGGGGCTATTACGACGCTCGCCGTGGCCGTCTGGTCGATCTACTCGAAGAAGAAGGTATGATCGCACTGCTGACCATCACGGTAATCTTGATCGTGATGGTCGTCCTGTTTGCTTTGGCCATCGGTCGGCGGTCTGGCATTGACGCCAAGGAAACACTCGCGGCAGCGCGCAAGGCGGAGGAAATCGAGAATGAAGTTCAGGCTCTCCCTTCTGATGCTCTGCGCGCTCGCGCTCGGACCTGGGTGCGCAAGCCCAAGGGGTGACTTCTGCGACGTGTCCACCGCGATGTACTTTGGCGGGGATGATGTGGTAGACTGGCTTTCAGTAAATGATGAACCGCTCCTGCGCAGCATCGTCACCCACAACAGTCTGGTAGAAACATGCCGCTGATTCCGCTCCAAGTTCCGCCAGGCGTTTACCGCAACGGCACCGACCTGCAGAGTGCCGGCCGCTGGCGTGATGCCTCTCTGGTGCGCTGGACGGAGGGCACCATGCGCCCGGTCGGCGGGTGGCTGACGCGCGTCACCGTGACGGACCAGCCGCTGCGTGGGGCGCTGGCTTGGCGCGACCTTGGCGGCGATCGGTGGTTTGCCGCGGGCAGCCACTTGGGCCTGTTTGTGGGCTTGGCCAGCAACACGATTACGAACATCACGCCGGGGTCGTTCGTCGGCGGCACCAAGGACGCGGCGGTCAACATCGGCTACGGCGGCGGGTTTTACGGCACGGCGGCCTACGGCATCACGCGGCCGGATACGGGAAACTACAGCCTCGTTTCTACGTGGTCGCTTGACACTTGGGGTGAATACCTCGTCGCTTGCAACGCGTATGACGGCCGCCTGCTGGAATGGCAGCTAAACACGGCCAACGATGCCGTGGCAATCAGCGGGGCTCCCACGGGCTGCGACGGCCTGATGGTGACGGAGGAACGGTTCCTGTTCGCCTTCGGGCCGGGCGGGAACTTCCGCCGCGTGCAGTGGTCTGACCGCGAGGACAACACGACGTGGGCCCCACTGGCCACGAATGAGGCGGGCGACATCGAGTTGCAGACTTCGGGCCAGATCATGCTCGGCATTCGCACGCGTGGGCAGGCCCTCATCCTGACCGACCAAGACGCGCACACGGCCACCTACCAAGGTCCACCGTTCGTCTACGGCTTCGAGCGCGTGGGATCATCCTGCGGCGCGGTATCACGCCTGTGTGCGGCTGCGGTGGATAATGGCGTGTTCTGGATGGGCCCGGGCGGGTTCCACACATACTCCGGCAGCGCGGTTCAAGACCTGCCCTGCGAGGTTGCAGATTACGTCTTCGGCGACATCAACCTGACGCAAATTTCGAAAGTTGCCGCCGTGGCCAACGCGCGCTTCAACGAAATTTGGTGGTTCTACCCGTCGAGCGGCAGCATCGAAAACGACCGATACGTCACCTACAACTACCAGGAGCAGCATTGGAGCACGGGCATGCTGGCTCGCACCAGCGGCGTTGACGTCGGCATATTCTCCACGCCGATCTGGATGACGCCCGCGGGCTTGGCTGTGAACCACGAGATCGGCAACCAGACGGGCGGGGCTGAGGTCTACGCTGAGAGCGGGCCGGTCCAGATCGCGACGGGCGATAACGTCATGAGCGCGCTGATGCTGATCCCGGACGAAAAAACGCAAGGCCAGGTCACGACGACCTTCCGCACCCGCTTTCACCCGAACGACACCGAACGCACCTACGGGCCGTATTCCATGGCCAACCCCACGGACCTTCGCTTCACGGGTCGGCAGGTATCCATGCGCGTCACGGGCGACCAGAACACCGACTGGCGGTGGGGCGTGCCGCGTGTTGATGTCCGACAGGGTGGCTTGCGGTGAGGTTTGGCGTCCCGCCAGTTGGTAACGATACCCTTGCTTGGGCAAACGACCTGCGCCGTTGGCTAGCGCGGACGTGGGATAACCTGACGTTTAAGGACGCGGACGCCTCGGCCTCGCAGGACGGCACGATGCTGTGGGATCCGACGGGCAAATACCCTGTGGTATCGAAAGACGGCGTGTGGCGGCAGATCGTGCTTGCCGATGGGTACGCCATTTTTAGCCAAGACGCCGACGTAACGGCGGCTGTGGCTGACACGGCCTACAAGGTTCCGTTGGACAACATCGCATCGCAGGGCATTACGCTGACGGGTTCACCGCTGACGGAGATCACGTTTGTCGAGGGCGGGCTGTACGAACTTTCCTTTGCCGCGCAGATCAGTTCAACGTCAAGTTCGACCACTACATTTAGATTCTGGCCACGCCTCAACGGGTCAGACGTGCCGGGCAGTACGATCGTCGCCAGCCTGCACCAGAACGACGCCACAACCGTTGTGTCCCGCACGTCGATCTTTACCGTATCGGCGGGAGACGTGTTGAACGTCATGTGGGCGGTGAACCGGGTTCAGGGTTATCTTCACGCGCAACCGGCGACAGCCTACGCGCCCGTGGCTCCGTCGGTCACCCTCAATATCGTGAGGGCGCAGGGGTGACGGTGAACCAGAAGCAAATCCAAGACTGGATCGAGTCCGCGCTGGAATACAGCGGCGGCACGCACGTCTACCAGGACATCGTGGATGCTATCGGCGAGGGCCGCATGCAGTTGTGGCTTTCCGAAAGGGGGTGCGCTGTCACTGAAATTGTGGTTTTCCCCCAAAAAAAGGTGCTTCACGTCTTCTTGGGCGCAGGGGAAATGGACCAATTGTTCGACATGCTGGAAAGTGCTATAGTCTGGGCCAAGGAACGCGGCTGCACGGCAATGACACTTGCCGGTCGGCCTGGCTGGCAGAGAGCGATGAAGCCACTGGGCTTCGTGCCGACGCTGGTCACGATGGAAAAGGATATCTGATATGGCTGGTGGTGGTGGCAAGGGCGGCAGCACATCGACTGAAGTAAGCGTCCCCGCATGGCTTGAGGATGCTGCAAAAAGTGGATTGGCGCGTGGCACGCAGGCGGCTGGGATTGGCTATGTCCCGTATCGCGGCCCTGACGTGGCCGCTTTGACGCCGCTGCAGGAAGCCGCCATGGCCAACACAAGCGCGGCATCGTCGGCCTTTGGGCTTGGCGCATCGCCCCTGCCTAGCGCGGGGATGCCGACGGTCCAGACCTTCGCCGACGGGACGCGCGGTTACAGTTCGGCCCCGCTTTACGATCAGGCGGTGAATGAACTGAAGATGCGGGACCCGGCCCAATATGCCAAGCTGATGGCGCCGTTCAGCGGTGGTGGCCAGTTTGGCATCACCAGCATGCCGATGGGTGGCGCACCGCAATCTTACGGTCAGCCCATGCGCGAGGGCCCGCCCCAAGGGTCAGGCGCGTCGCGTGATTACGGCAGCACTGCGGCTGACAGGATTGCGCAGGGCGGCGGTAGGGCCACGGCTTCGGGCCCGCCCACAAGGCAGCAGGCTGGCTATAGCGGCGTGCGTGACATGTTCGACGGCGGCGGCCCCAGGGCATCCGGCGCGAAAAAGGGGAAAAAATAATGGCAGGCGCAGCACAACCGCAACAAGTCCAGCCGCAGCCCATGGGCGCGGGCCAGCAGAACGTCTACCAGCAGGCCGCCGGGCAATACGGCCAAGCCGTCGCCGGCCCGAACATCGCCCAGTTCATGAACCCGTACACGAGTGAAGTGATCGGTCGCACGGGCATGGACATGGCCCGGCAGGCGCAGATGGCGCAGAACACGCTGGGAGCCGAGGCAACGCGCGCCGGTGCTTTTGGTGGATCTCGGCAGGGCGTGGCTCAGGGCACGATGCTGGGCGACTACGGCCGCGCGTTCGGTGACATTGCGGCGCAACAGCGGCAGCAGGGGTTCAACACCGCTCTGAGCGCGGCGCAGGCGCAGCAGGGCATCCAGTCTGGCCTGGCTGGTCAGGGCTTCGGCTTCGGTCAGCAGATCGGGGCAACGCAGGCGCAAGAAGGCCAGCGCCAGCAGGGCATGAACCAAGCCCTGATTGACGCAGCCAAGGGCCAGTACGGCGGGTTTACCGGCGCGCCGCAGGATGCTCTCAGCACGTATCTGGCGGCATTGGGTGGATCGCAAACCGGCCAGCAAACGCAGACGCAGACGCAGAAGCCTGGGTTGCTGCAGTATCTGTCGCTTGGGCTTGGGTTGCTTTGATGGCCATCACGATTGACGAACTGAGACGCAATGTCTTCCCCGGCGAAAGCGGCGGGGATTACAACGCATTATTCGGATACGCCAATCGCCCGGGCGGCCAGTTCGCCGATACTCAACTGACCAACATGACCGTCGATCAGGCTTTGCAATTTGCAAACCCAAGCGGTGAGTATGGTCAAAGCGTCAAGGGCCAGATCGGCCGAGTGGCCACGCCGATGGGCGCATATCAGGTTGTCGGGACGACCCTGCGCGGGGCCAAGGAAGGTCTTGGGCTCACTGGCAATGAAGTCATGACGCCCGAACTGCAAGACGCCATCGGGATGTGGATTTATCAGAACCAAGGGCCCGGCGCTTGGGAGGCATGGGGCAAGAGCGGGTCATCCCCGCAGCCGACCGCAAGCACCCCGTTTGGTCCCGGAACGCCCATGGCGCCCATGGCGACCACGGGCCAATTCATGCCCATGCAACCCACCGACCCGTTCGAGGGCATGGGCCTGCTGTCTCGCCTTGCCGCCAGCCGTGGCATCGCGCAGGAAGCCGGTGGCGCGCCGCTGGCGAACCTTCTTAACATCATCACGCAAAAGAAAGACCACCAGCTTGCCGATCTGGCAAAGCAGCGCGGCGGGTTTTTCGGTCTTTTGGGGGCGTAAATGGCAATTAATATGGAGGAACTCCTGCGAGCCTTCGGTCGGCCCAACGTGGTCGAGGTTGGTTCCGTTCCGCAGCCGCCAGCCATCCTGCCACAGCCCGCCAGAGCGCCTGTAGCGGCCCAGGCCCCCATGCAAGCACCGCAGGCAGCCCAGCGCCCCCGTGGCCTTCTGGGTGGCTTCTTTGGGCCCGAGGGACGCGATGCCAGATCACGCCTTGCCATCGGGCTTGAGGGTTTGGCGATGAACCCCAACCAGGCGCTAATTGGGCAGTTGCAGCAAGGCATCCAAAGCCGCGAGACGGCCGCACAAAGAAACGCGACGATCGAGTGGCTGCGGTCGCGTGGGCGGGATGACCTAGCGGCGGCCATTGGCGCCGGTTTGTCGCCTTCTGATGCTCTGCGCATGGCTATGGAGCCTGCGCCGCAAGCTGAAATGCCGTCTCCGCAGTCGCCGATTGCCAAGCTTGAAGCTGACTTGCGAGCTGGGCTGATATCTCCGGAGCAATATCAAGCGGCACTGGCCTATATGGCTCCGTCTGGGACAAGTGTTTCTGTCGGGCCGGATGGGCAAGTCCAATTCACGCAAGGGCCGGGCGCGGGCGTTGCAAAGCCGTTCACAGAAGGCCAAAGCAAGGACGTTGTTTACGCAACCAGAGCGCAGGGCGCGCTTCAGGTTCTTGAGCCCGTCGCCGAAACATTGACGAGCCTCCCCAGCCGAATGGCGGAATCCGATCCAACTGGTATTATTCGCGGTCGCGTGCAGTCCCCAGAATATCAAATCGCGCGCAATGCCGGCGACGAGTTTTTGCAGGCCATCCTTCGGAAAGACACTGGCGCAGCGATCACTCCCTCCGAACAGGCGCTGTACGGGGTCACATACCTTCCGCAGCCCGGCGATGGCCCTGAAGTTCTTGCGGCAAAAACAACGGCTCGCCAGCGCGCAGTCGCAGCAATCAATGCCGGCATGTCTCCGGCCCAAATAATTGCTGCAGAGAAGGCGTTGGGTGGCGCGCCCGCGCCTGCTGGGGGAATGCCGTCCGATGACGATCTTCTGAACATGTACGGGGGCTGATATGGCTGAATACGACCAGATCATGCAGGCCCTGCGGAACGCTCACGCGGCCGGTGACACGGCCGCTGCCCAGCGTCTGGCGCAAATGGCAAAGGCTGCCAAGGCGACAGCCGCACCACTTCGCCAAGCCGCTGGCACGCCGACGGCAGGCTACAACCCGCCCGAACGCACTCTTGGCCAGCAGATTTACGAAAATGTAATTGGAAGCGGGGCCGTGGACACACCCGGCGAACGTGCCGGTGAATTGGTCCGCGGCGTTGCGCCTGCCCTTGCGCGCGGCGCGATGGAACTTGTCGGCCTGCCCGGGACGCTTAGCAGCTTGGCCGATGTCGGGCTGCAAAAGATTGGGCTTCTGCCCGCAGAAATGCCGCCGAGCCCGGTGTTTTCGGCGCTGTCTGGCGCGGGCCTTCGCAGCGGAGCCAGCGCATTGACCGGCGGCGAGACGGAGTATGTCGCTCCTGGGCGCGCAGGCCAGTTCATATCCACCGGCGGGGAGTTCATGGGCGGCGGGCTTGGTGGGACTGCTCGCAACGTTGCGACGGCCGGGCTGTCTGGTTTGGCGTCTGAGGCGGCTGGGCAAGCGGCTGAATCTGGCGGTCTGGGCGAAACCGGGCAAACCGTTGCGCGCGTTGCCGGGGCATTCTTTGCGCCCATGGCGTTCTCAACGGCCAACAAGACCGTCAATTCTTTTATGAACCGCGCGTCAGACGCCCCCAGCATTGACACCCTGAAGGCCGCAAAGAGCGCCGCATACAAGGCGGTTGACGATGCCGGCGTAACTTTCAGCGGAGAGCAAACCCTTGGCCTGTCTGATAAGATCAGAAGCGCACTGGCTGAGACAGATTTCGTGCCTGACGTCGACGCGCAAACGCGCGCGGCCCTTGAGGTAGTCAACCGCAATGCCGGCGTCCCGCTGACCCTTGGCCAGCTTGATAAGATTCGGCAGGGGCTGTGGAAGCGTTACAACGCCGCGCCCAACGAGGTCGGTATCCTTGACATGATCGACGAGGTGGACACCCTCGTCAACTCGATGGAAGCCGCGACACCGCTTATGGCAGCGGCAAGGTTGGCAAACTCCCGGTTCAAGAAAGCCGAGTTGATCGAGAACGCTTTCCAGAAAGCTGCCGATCAAACAGCCTCTACCGGATCCGGCGGCAACATCGTGAACAAGTATCGGCAAGCCGTCACGAGCATCATCAACAACCCAAAGCAAACGCGCTTCTTCTCAAATGAAGAAATCGCGATGATGCGCAACTTTGTCAGAGGCACCAACGCCGAGAACACTTTGCGCCTTATGGGGAAAATATCCCCGTCCGGCAACGGCCTGATGATGGCCCTGAACATCGGCGCCATTGCGGCAAACCCGGCGATGGCGGTCTTGACGGCTGCGGGCGCGGGTGCAAAGTCCGCTTCCGGGTTGATGGCCGAGGCTAGCGCGAAACGGATGCGCGACGCTTTGGCCACGGGCGTAATCCCGCAACAATCTGCTGGGACGGTCGCTCCGGGCATTGCCCGCACAATCCCCGGCCTTCTGGCGCAATGAGGTAAAGATGAAACCGAAAAAGCTGACCCGCGACCAGATACAGAACACAGTCAAGAACGCCATCATGGAAGCGGTCAGCTTCATTGAGGCCGAGATTGCGCCGGATCGCATCAGGGCGCAAAAGTATTTCGACGGCCAGGTTGACCTTGCATCGGAAGACGGCCGATCGGGCGTTGTGGCCACCAAGTGCCGGGATACCATCCGCGCGGTCAAGCCGTCGCTGATGCGGGTTTTCCTGCAATCCGGCCGCCCGGTGGAATTCATCCCGCGCAAGCCCCAGGCCGTGCAGGAGGCCGAGCAAAAGACGAATTACGCGGCCTACGTTTTCGAACGCAACAACGGCTTTCAAATCCTGTCTGACGCCATCGACGATGCGCTGAAGAAGAAGGTCGGCATCTGGAAGGTCTACGTTGACGAGCCTGCCACCATCGAAATTGATGAATACAGCGACCTGACCGACGATCAGGTTCAGTTGCTCCGCATGGACCCCGAGATTGAAATCTTGGAGGAAGAAATCACGCAGGAAGCCATCATCGACGAAATGGGCATGTCCATCCTGCCGGCGATGTATGACCTGAAGATTGCCAAGGAAACCCGCAGCAAGGAAATCCGCATTGACGCGGTGGCCCCGGAAGACTTCTTCGTGGACCGGAATGCATCCGGCATTCAGGACGCCTACGTCTGCGGCCACAGCGCAGAAATGCGGGTGGGCGATGTGGTTGCCATGGGCTTCGACTTCGAAGAAGTCTACGACATGGCCGGCACCACCGACGGCAGCGTTGACGAGGAAGAAGAACTTCAGCGCAAGGGCTGGGATGCCAGCGACACGGACGAGGACGCCAACGACCCGTCCATGCGCAAGATCACACTGACCGAAGCCTATATGAAGATGGACATCGAGGGCACGGGCATCCCGCGCCTTTACAAGTTCCTCTGCGGCGGCGGCAGCTATGAAATGCTGGACTACGAACTCTGCGACGAAATGCCGTTCGCCGTGTTCGAGGTGGATCCCGAGGCGCACGCCTTCTTTGGCCGTTCGCTGGTGGAAATCATCATGGACGACCAAGACGCCGCCACGGCCCTGCTGCGCGGCCTGCTGGATAACATGTCCCTGATCAACAACCCGCGCATGGTGGTCAACTCCAAGCTTGTGAACATGGACGACGTTCTCAACAACGAGATCGGCGCGGTTATCCGCACCAGCGATGTCGGCGCTCTGCGTGAGATCACGATCGGCGGCATGGCAACGGGCCTGCTTCCCGCGATCACCTACTACGACGAGGCCATCAGGGCCAAGACAGGCGTCTCTGGGGCGGGCATGGGGCTTGATGCCAACCTACTGCAGTCTCAGACAGCGCAGGGCGTGAATGCCGCTGTGCAGGCCGCTAATCAAGTCTCAGAGCTCATCGCGCGCCACCTGGCCGAGGGTGGGTTCAAGCAAGCGTTCAAGATCATCGTCAGGCTGGCCAAGCAGCATATCAGCGGCCAGGAAATGATGCGCGTGAACGGTGAGTTTGTGCCCGTTGACCCGCGGTCGTGGTCGGCCGACGCGGATATGACGGTGAACGTCGGCATCGGCACCAACAAGCACGAAGAAAAGGCGATGGTGCTGCGCGAAACGCTGCAGACGCAGATGGGAATCTGGCAGGCTTACGGGCCGCAGAACAACATCGTGAGCATGACGAACATCCGCAACACGCTGGCCGACATTCTGCGCCACGGCGGGCTGAACAACTCCGAGCGGTATTATCAGCCCATGAACCAGCAGATGGAGCAAATGCTGATGACGCAAGCCGCACAAGCCGCGCAGGGCCAGCAGCAAGCGCAACCCACAGACCCGAACATGGCCTTCATGCAGGTCGAGCAAATGAAGTCGCAAACCCGGGCGCAGGCTGATCAGCAAAAGACGCAATTGGACTTCGTGAAGGCTCAGATGCAGGACGACCGCGAGCGGGATAAGATGACGCAAGACCTTGCCATCGAGGCCGCCAAGATCTTCGCCAACACCGGCGTCCGCCTGAATGAGCAGCAGATCCGCGCCCAGCAGGCAATGACGCAGCCGATGGGGCAGCCGATGGGGCAGCCGATGATGCAGCCGGGGATGATACCGAATGCTTGACGTTCGCCAGCGGGCCACCCAGGCGCGGCAGCTTGAGGGCTACGAGCCGTTCAAGGAAATCTGCGCCGAAATCCGCGACGAGGCGGTGCAATTGTTTTTGAACCCGGCTTCTGATATAACTTTAATTGCTCGGGCGCATGAGGCTGTCCGGGCAGTGGAAACGTTCATGG